CTGATATCATCAATCCCTGAGATACAAGAGCTTGCATATCGGCAGAATCGCCACAGTAATAGTTACTTGCCGCTCTGTATAATGTGTGGTTAAGTATCTCTCGTTGATTTTTTGATATTGCCATTGTCATTCTCCTTTAGGGCTTGCTCCAGCCATGCCATTGCAGCCAAAGCGTGAGGACACTTGCTATGACTAAGTCGTTGTACGGTGTCTCTCAAAATGTCGTTGGCCGTACCATATTCCTCTTTTAACTTGGCAATTTCCTCTTTCAGTAACGAGTCCGCTGCCTCCGCCCTGACGTCCTCGACCAAATCGCACAGATGTTCGTTCTCGGCTTTGAGTTCAGCTACTTGTCTATTTACATAAAGTATTCCGGCAGCTAAATTATCAAGCGGTCTCGTCCGAGCTTCTGCAATTAGATATTCTATATAGCTTTTATATGTATGCAATTCACTCATTATTATTCTCCCTTACTTAAAATAGATTCCGGGGGCGTCCGTGGTCTCACACTTGTCATTCTACATACTGATGCTAAATTCGCTCAAAAGAGTTACGTTTTTAGTTGGGCTCTTCCGTGCCCGTCGTCCCCCGGAACCAATATTCACTTGTAAAAGGGGCGGGCAGTGTTGGTAAGTATACGCACTGCAATACAGGTTAAAACCACATTATCAGGCTACCACGCCACCGCCCCTTATGAACTTATCAAATCTTTAGACACACTTAGATTATGGTATCAACGTCTTCTTGATACTCTCTTGTAAGTTTCTGAGTCTTTCCTTTTCTTTCAACAGTCCATAAGTGAGCAAGTCTACCTGTTTTTGTAGTTTCTCGTTATATATCCGACAATTAAGGCATAAACCATCTATACAATCGCCGTCGGTTGCACAGCATTCACATTCTTGTGTTATTGTATCACTCATATTCTCTCCTTTTTTATTAAAAATATATAGAGGCGGGCAGGATTGCATAGCGTTGCAACTTTCTTTGATTCTATGCTCTTACCTGCTTACAGAATCTCTGTGGGGAATCGTGACCGCTATTTCAGGTTCGTATTATGCCCACACTTTCTCTGCCTTTCAGTGGAGACTGCGTTTCACCCACGCCGCCGCCCCTTAATTACTTATCTTATTCCAAATTGTCTCAAAGCTTGTTCCTCGCCAAGTGACATAGAACCGTCGTCTATACTTACATCAATGTTGGTCTCTCCCGACAGTTTTTTGTCATGTATATTTCCGATGATTTTACCTACAGTTAGATTACTTATGTGCAATACCTCTTTTCTATCATCCATGCTTTCGAGATAAAATTCTGCATTACACATAGACCATTTAATTTGAAAAATTGGCTGAGTTTCACCAAACGACACTTTATCATAATCGTATCCCTCCTTGCCGTTCTTGTCCTTGAGGCCAGTGTACTGCTCAAGAATTGCATTTGGGGCGGGCCGAAAATTTCCATCTTCCTCTGCGAACTCAATCTCCATTCCTCCACCGCCTAAGCAGCAGATGTACGGTTGTTCCTGCATTTCTTTTTCGTCTGGATCCCATGCTCTAAACTTATAAATTCTATTCATTTTATCACCTTTTTTCGTTTTCCTTAAAAAAGACCGGGGCACTCGGCATATACAGCTAAAGACGTGCCCCGATCTAAGGAGGAGGTCAATAAAAGGCCCGGCTGCTCCACTAAAAAGACGCAACTCGAAGTAATGGCAACAGGCCGAGCCAGGAAAGCTTTTTGGGAGGTTTCTTTCGATTTGCTAATAACTGCGTTTTCGAGTTGCGATTTCATATTCGTATTGTGTGATATTCTTTCCATTTTGTCAACAATAAACTTTGAACTTTTCTTAAAATAACCCCTCACGACTCGGAATCGGCGATAATATTTCCATTTTTTTCCATGTCACCAACACCGTGATGATGCGTTTGCCCGGCTAACATATTTATACTGTCATTTAGTAAGTTGACTTGTTTTTGCTGGAGGTCGATGATCTTGTCAATGTTATCAAGTCGTTTCTCATGCAAAGCTGTCAGTTCAATTAGTTTATCAATTTGTTCCTGCATAGTCATTTTACACCTTCTTTCTGCCCTTATGGGCTAAAGCCAATCTATAAACAATTCCGCCTCTTCCTTACCTACTCGTAAGGCTGCAAAGATAACCCACCCTAAAAATCCTATAGCTATAAATGGGATGGTAATTATTGAAAAAGCAATTCTGAATAATGATTTCATTAGTACAGCCTCACTTTCAGGTTTTTCTCGCCTGCAATTACTTTTTTCACAGCGTACAGATACGCTTGCTGGATTTCACCATAATAGCTGGAGCGCCTGTCGATTATCTTTAGGATTTCTCGCAGGTCAATCTTACGGGCTTTCCAATACGTTAAACCTCTCATAGTGATCTTCTTTCCGCCTTTACGGGCTAACGCAATACAATACAATCGCAATAATTATCAACACTACACATGCCACAGCGGCACAGCAGACAAATTCTTCTTGTTCGTCGTCTGGGTACAGCATAATCTATCCTTTCTCCGCCCTTATGTGATGGATTCCCTGTGCGTGGTTCTCTGATCTTATGTGATACCCACACACGGCACAGAATCTGAACTTCTTAAAATGTTTACTGGACGCCGCAATTCCAGCAATCCGTTTCTGCCGGATGTTCGCACTCCTGGTCGTTTTGCTAATTCTTCTCTGGGGACGTTTACGACCTATCCCGCTATGATCTGTATTTATATCATTCATCTTTCTATCCTTTCTCGCATTTAGCAATTATATTTTTGGCTGATTGCGATGCTGCCCATATTCGATTTGCCCGATCCTTGAAATCAGAGGCATCCATTTCGGACATTGAAAACTCTGGAAATATATCGGCTAATTCCTTACACGCTTTCAGCAGTTCCGGTGCAGCTTCCCATTCGGGATGTTCTTTGCGTAAAAGACTCAAATGACACATTAAAGCGTTACTCATCGGTCCCGGAAAGCTATTTCCGCCATACGCCAAACAACATTGTTGAACGGTTGAATCATCCGGTAATACCGTCCAATCTCCTTTTGTATATTCTGCTTCCATGATCTATCCTTTCTCCACCTCTCTAATGGCGGCTTTGGCTTGGTTTTGTATGCCACCAAGAATTACAGAAGCACCAACAGCAAAATTATCATCATGCAAGGTGGCCAGTTTTTTGATTGCATAGTTTATTGCTGCCGTTTTTGCAAGATTGTGAGATACTACCAGCAAAGCTGTCCGGTCGGCTTTGAGCCTGGCAATAATCTTTTTCTGTTCCTTAACATAATGTGCTGCATCCTGTTTCATAGTCCTATCCTTTCATACTATTTTAATACTGTTTTATGTCAATTTAGTATAAAACCCCGGGGCGAGCCGACCACGAGCCGACCCGCCATAGGGAACTTGACTATTTATACGCATCCTCCATATCACCGGCCAACGTTCCGGCGCCATGAAAGAAATACTCGGCATCTCCGCACATACCCTTTGCGGTTCCGCATCCCTGCAAGAGCAATATCAGCCCCATTAAAAACCCTGCGGCAAACGCCACCAAAAACAAATAACCGTCTTTGCTTCTGTCTCTCATTTCACTTCCTCTCTAAATAGACTCATTGCCTATTTTCCCTGCCCACATCCAGCTACAAGCCGGAAAACAATTATCATCTCCTTATTTGTGCTCAAAAATTTTGACTAATTCGTCGTGGTATTTTTTGTAGCCGATAGTATTAACATCTGCCAATCCGCCCAGCAATTCACTCAGGCCAATTACACGCAAAATGCGCTCGAAGTTGGCGATGGCGAATATCTTGTCAACCTCCTCTTGAGTCTCAAGGGTGATCGTTACTGGTCTAAACGGCACTGGTTTTACTTCCACTTTCATAGCTTTTGCCCCTTAATAAAGTAATATTTACGTCACAGACAAATTAACGTGTGCATATTCACCGAACAATTCCATAGCTTTTTGGTCGTATGCTTTTGCTGCTTCGATTTCAGAGTCGAAATGACCAAGATGTTTCAACTTACCATTAAGTCTTATTTTTGCCAGCCAACAGCCCTCATTCTTATGCCAACTAACACCTTTATATACAGAAGATGTGTTTTTGTTTGAAAGACGATTATGTTGATTCTGGGCATGAGTACAGATTCTCAGGTTTTCTCTCTGGTTGTCGAGGCCGTTATGATTGATATGGTCACATTGACGAGGGTCGCCGTTTTTTAATCCCAAGATGACCCGGTGCATCGAAATAGACGTGTGTTTCCCATCCAACTTTGTAATATATCTCGTAGCATACCATGTATTATGGTTTTTTATCGCGCACCATTTCCATTGATTCAACCGTTCGTAGTCAGCGTCGTCAACTAATGCAACTTTGCCCCTTGTAAGTTGTATTTGCTTCATGTCAACTCCAATAAAAAAACCAGCCAAGGCTGCGATGCAGTTTGGGCTTGCACCCGAATTGCCCCTGGCTGGATTTTAGATTGTGTTGTACTGCATCGCATTTCATATATATAATATATCGACTACATTCGATCCTGTCAAGAGACAAAATAAATCTTTATTGCAAGTATTTACAAAACAGCCGATACAAGCTCAATAATAGGGTTTTACTTGACTAATACTTTCAATAAAAATGGAAACAAAATAAAAAGTTAAGAAATGTTTTGACGGTTTGTAATTTTCATCGTATAATACCAATAATATGATACACGGATGTAGTGACATATTAAATAGGAATAACCCGGCAAGGGCTCGCGTATAGTAAAAATTCGAGCCTTTCGCCGGTTTTTTTGTAGAGTAATAGTTGCACAGGAACAAAAAAGTCTATGATAGTACCAATACGACAAAGGGACTCAGGCACGAACCTGAACTATACGCGGCACCCCGAACAATTGAGGCGGGACGTCCCAGCCGAACTCAGATCAATCGCAGGCTTGGTATTGGATACAGAATCAGAAGCACAAAGGGTATGATAAACAAAGCTTCCCCTGTTCTTGCCGCTTAGTTCTAATATAATTAGGAACTGAGGTTAGGCCGCGTTGTAGATAGCATGAAACAAGCAATAAAGACCTTGAATAGGATAATAGCCGAGGATAGACGTCGTGAGAGTCAATCTAAGGAGCTAAAACTAAACAAAGGGACTAAACTATGCCCGAAATAAGCGATTATAGCAGTAAACTAAAGGAATTAAGGCAAAAGCAAAAGATATCGGCTGTTAAGACGTCCGAAATATCAGGCATTAGCTTTGGAAGGATACACGCGATCGAACAGGGATCCGAACCGTTGTGGAGTGAAGCTTGTAAACTGTGCGAAGTATATCATATCGACCCCGTAAACCTATTCGGGCCGCAAGAATATCCCGACTACTATGTTAGCCGACCATCACAAGATAAAGACGAACAAATAGAACAACTAAAGCAGGCAATAGAGCGTAGGGACGCACTTATAGATACTAAAGATAAGGCAATAAAGAGGCTAACCGAAAGCCTAAATACAGCCGAGAATAAGATATATAACGCAAGGGAGGTGCTAAGATAATGGCAGGTAGAGGTAAAAAGAAGTATATTAGCCCAGAAGATATGGCAAGAGCCGAAGGATATGCACTGGACAACTGCCAGAATGGGACGATAGAGGGCATGATGGGGTGGGAAGAAGGATTTATCTTTAAGCGTAAGGATATTGCAAGGAAATTACTCAAAAAAAGGCAGCAACACAAGGTTGAACTGCGTGCTGACCAGCGTGCAATGAGTCATAAACAGCCTGCAATGGCGATATTCCTTGGTAAGAACGTGTTAGGCCAAGCCGATAAGCAGGAGATAACCGGCAAGGACGGTACTCCCCTGGTTCCGATGCAGATACAGGTCCAACCGGAGGCGAATGGGACGGAAAACGTCAAAAGTGTAACGGTGCGAATGGGACGGAAAACGCCAAAAGTGCAACGGGGCAAAAACCATGATAAAGACGACATTAACGGGAACTGAGCGGAGTAAGAAGTCGAGGCTGATGACCGGCCTTGCCCCGGACATACAAGCCAACATCGAACGCGTTAGTGATGACTTCGAGGAGTTGAAGACCAGGTGTCTTGCAGCGCAGCACTATGCCGAGCTATTCCCTCCCCGCTTATCGTCGGGTGCGGACGGAGTGAGTAAGCGGAGCCTTGCCCGACCAGGGGGTACAGACTACCACGCACACACCGGCCATGAGGAGTATTGCATAGGGTGTGATGGCGTGCTGCCTCGGCTTGAGCAGCCACGACAATATCCGGGCATGTGCCTACCATGTGCGATGGGAGTATCGGCATGATTGGAAGCAAGTTATCAAGCAAAACCGATCCGGCCTCAGGAAACCGCTCAGGAAGTCGAACGTCCTTTTGAAAAGGGTCCCATATGAAAAGGAAGCATAGTCTTTCGTCTTATCTGTAAAGGGTGGTACATACAAAAGGGTGGTCACAATAATGCGTAGTATATATACACACACATTTTAAGGAGAACTATTATGCAAGGTGAATGTAAGCAATCTATGGAAGGTACGTCAAGTAACGGTTTAATGTTGAAATTGGACAAAATTAGGGAGTTATCTTGTATGTTACGGGAAAAACTTTCTGATTTGTTGGGTGTGCTTGAGCCTGTAATAACTCCCGGTGCGACTAAGCCATCCCTTGGAGACAGTGAGGTTGCAGAAGCGACTGAGTCGGCAAGTTGTCGTATGTGTGATGACGTTACTGACATTCTCAATGGCGTAGACCTTAAAATCACAGAAATAACCGCAAGATTGGAACTTTAAGGAGAACAAAAATGAGAACACTAATAGCATTTTTAATAGCACTTGTTGTGCTAAGCGTGCCGTGTTTTGCAGACGGCCTCACGATTTGGGGCAGTGCCGAGCAGGAAATTGACTCCAGGGCTGCTGTAACCGGTCGTATTGGTTATCAGGTAGGCAATTTGGAGCCGTTTATCGGTTCGAAATGGCATCCTCGGGACGATTATCCCCAAGTCTTGACATTAGGTGGTGTGATGTACGGCCAAGACCTTGCGGATCCATCTTCCGGCGTTCCGGTGATTCCCGAAGTTTTGTTGTTTTACTTATCTGACGAGGCCGTTGTGAGTCCATATATAGGCGCTCAGGCGTCGTGGGGCTTCATAGACACGGATTACGGCTTTTACGGTGGGATCATGGGTGTTTTGATTAAAGACAAGCCGGACAGTCCTTTAGCGGTCACAGCAGAAGTTGAATGGAACGATAACAACGGTGCCCTCCGTGAGATTACCGATGGTTTGAAGGCTACATTGGGTTTTAGGTACGCATTTTGAAGAAGACCTGCAAAATAATCGACTTTCGAGTTGAGGTTGCAAAGATATACCTCAGGAAGAAGGAAATAAGGAGGATTTATGGCGGGTAAGTGTAAACAGATATTTGACGGCGAGTGGAATGATGTAACAGATCTTTCATTTGGCATATGTTGTGATTGCGGTTTAGTTCACAGAGAAAATTACGAGATTACTAAAGACGGCAGGATTATAATGATTGTTATAGTAGACAAGCGTAGAACAGCAGCGAGGCGTAGTGCTATGCGTCGTAAAAAAGAAGGCGTCTTTGCCGAGAAGAAGAAAAAGAAGGTTTAAGGTACAGGTTTTGAAGAAAAAAGTCGAACACCAACCCGATAATTGGAAGCCTGAGCTTTCACGGAAGCAATCCGACGCCTTTTGGCTATTGAAGAAGGATTACGTCCGTGAATTGTTATATGGTGGTGCTAAGGGTGGTGGGAAGAGTGTCTTTGGTTGCTTTTGGATGTATGGTGAATGTTATGAAATTGCTCGTAAATTCGTTCCAAAGCCGTTAAAGCACCCAATTCCCGTCGCTTTTATGGGTAGGAAGGTCGCCAAGCACTTCAAAGAGACCACTTTAGATACTTGGAAGCGGTTCATTCCCCCGAACAGGTACACTATTAAGGGCGACCCGGCGGAGATAGTAATTGCCGACAGGGTTTTGATTAGAACCGGTGGCCTTGAGGCCAAAGAAGACCTGGAAAAGTTCAACTCTGCCGAGTTCGCCCGGATATTTGTCGATCAGGCCGAGGAGACTTCTTTAGACGATATTAGTGTTTTACGGGCTTCTCTCCGGTTAGTCATTAATGGCCAACGGGTACCAAGTAAGGTCTTATGGACGGCGAATCCCGCCCAATGTTGGTTGAAAGAGGTCTTTTTAGACCATCCTACTGCCCAAATGCCGTTTGTGCGAGCGTTGCCACGTGATAACAAATGGACTGGGGAGACTTATATTGAGACCCTTGAGTTAGCTTTTGGTCATCGTCCGGAGCTTTTAGCGGCTTACAAAGACGGGTCATGGGAAGAGTTCGAGGGCGGCGACCAGATAATTCTCCTGAGATGGCTATTATCCGCGAAGGAGAACGATCAAGAAGTCTTAATGGGCAAAAAGCTAATTGCCTGCGACCCCGCGAGGTTTGGCGACGATGAGACCGTTATCATGGTCATGGATGGTACTGAGATCAAAGAGAAAGAAATCAAGGGTAAGTGTAAGACTACGGACATATCCCGCCGGATAAAGCAATTGTCTTACATAAACGGTGGTCTTCCCGCAATAGTCGATGAAATAGGTGTTGGCGCCGGTGTTTGTGACGAACTCACGGATTTGGGTGTTAAGGTAATACCCTTCTGCTCATCGGCCAAGGCCGTAAACACGGGCAAGTATTACAATCTTCGTGCCGAGGCGTGGATGACCGGCGGCGAGAAATTCTCCAGGAATGAGATTCACTTATCGAATATAGACTCCAAGCTCCAAAACCAACTAACTACTCCAAGATATAAGTTCAGGAATGAAAGGGTTTTAGTAGAATCCAAGGAAGAAATCAAGAAAAGGTTAGGTGGTTCCCCCGACGAGGCCGACTGTTATATTATGGGTTTATGGGGACTGAGCCAGATAGAGAGTTATTCCGGCGGTGTAACACGGGCACAAATTGCCCAGTGGCATGATAAGTATAAGAGGACAGGATGACTGACGAAACTATAAAAAGCGACTTCAAGGACAAGCACGAGATTTTAGCAGCTTCATGGGGAGGGTATCTTGACGAAGCTGAAACAGACCTTGACTACTATTTCCGTGCCCAGCACACCCAGGAGGAGGCCGCTCGTGCTAAAGAGCAGGAACGCGATCTTGAGACCATTGATAAGATAGGCCGCCAAGTCAATCTTTTGGTAGGTTATAGGATACGGAATCGTCACATCTTAAAGATAGGCCCGCAGGGCCAGCCCGACGATATGGAAGATAAGGCTTGCGAGCAGCTTTCGGGGATAGTGATGAACCTCATGGAGCTTAACGGTGGTTATGAGATAAAAGACCAGTGCTTCCGGTGGGGCAATTTGGTGGAAGGTTCCAACCTGTTGGAAATCTACCGTGACAGAGAGGGTGATTTGAGGTTCGGTCGTTTGGGTTATAATCAATTCCTCTTATCGGAATCCCCGGACAACCTGGACTTGAGCGATTGCGGCGATATTTTGACCGGTCGATGGTTGACGGAAGAGAATGTAAAGAGGCTTTTACCTGAAAATAGCGACGAGATTAAATCAATCGAGCCTTTGAATTACACCGACCGTTGGCCAAAGGCCGGTAACCCGGCTTTAGCGAATAAGGGCGGTTTAAGGATGTTCGAGCAGTGGTGGTATAAGAAGACCGAATTCATACAAATGGTCATCCCGCGAATAGGTATTCCGGGTCTATTCCAAAGGGGTAAGGAGATTCCTTTGAAGGATTTTGCCGGCAAGTTATATCGGGGTGATGAAAAATTTGCAAAGTACAAGATAAAAGAAATAAGAACTCCCAACGGCGACCCGGCGTTTTCACGTTATTCCAAACCCGTCGATAGGACTAAGTTGAGAATCTTCCTCGATAATGAGTTCGTATGGGAGGGGAATAATCCTTTACGGTCGAGGACGGGGAACTTTATATGGTACAGGGGTGAATATTGTGCCGAATACCCCCGGTCGGAGTTAAAGTTGCAGTCTTTTGTGCGGAGACTGCGCGACCCCCAAAAGGCCTTTAACCGCCGATACAACCAGATTATGGATATTATCGAGTCTACCATCCAGTCTTACCGGATAGTTAGAGACCAATACATTATGAATCCCGAAGAGGCGTACAAGTCCGGACAGGGTGTGGTAATGCACGTTACCGATAAATGCCCCAGAGAAGTACCTCTCAAGGAACTTTTTTATCAAGGCACCGGCTCGGACGTTCCTCCGGGGCTATTTCAGGCTTTAGAGACCGCCGACAAAGCCGAGACCGAAGCAGGCGGTTTGAATAACGAGATATTCGGCTCGGACGATAAGGACATCCCCGGTATTCTAAGCAGGCACAGAACAGGTCAGGCTTTGACCGGCCAGATGCCCATGATGGACAGTTCCAACCATTCCGATAAGCTTTTAGGTAAAAAGATCGTGGAGTTGGTTCAGCTTAACTACAGTCCTGAAAAGGTCTTTCGATTGATTAACGAGTTGCCCGCCCCCGGATTCTATAAGCAGGATTTTGTTAAATACGACTGTTCTATTGTAGAGGGATTGCTTACGGCAAGTCAGCGAGAAGCATTCTGGATCGAACTTAAAGAGATCCGCAAGGACTTCCCTGATGCTGCGCAACTATTGCCATTGTCCATAGTAGCGAAATATCATCCAATGGTATGGAAGTCGTCCTTAATCCAGATTATCCGTCAGGGCGAACAAAAGATGGCACAGCAGGCACAGGTGCAGCAGCAGGCCGATGAGCGTTCACAACGGATGCAGGACGCCCTAACGCAGTCGGAACTCGCCCAATCAGAGGAACGCAGGACACAGGCACAAGAAAACCTGACTGGTGCCGCTCTTGACAGGGTTAATACAATGGCTAAAATACAAGAGTTGAAAGATAAGCCTATACGTGAACGAATGAAGATGGCCCTTGAGCTTGAAAAGATGAAACAAGCTCGAACCGAAAGGAAAACTGTAAATGCCAGGTAAAATCTTAACAAAGAAGGTTGGTCTTGCGATGATGGGGAAGATGAATCGTTTTAAGACCAAAACCGATGTAATGCCGCCCGGCCCCCGGATTTCACCTAACATACAGGGGCCAAGAGCACTTTCATTACTTACCACCAAGCAGAAGGGTCAGTTGAAGTTTGCTCTCAAAGACGGGGCGAAAGAGTACAAATGCGGCGTTAAGGACTTGGAATGGCGATTTGACAAGTTCGGGTGTATTCATGTTCGTAAGAGAGTTATGATTGAGATATATGACCAATAAAGAAAGAAATAAAATTCTAACGGATACTCATCGAGACTTGCGGCGGAAGTTCCCGAAGTATCAGGGTTCGTTCCGGTTCAATATGAAGCCGGGCCGAAAGGCTAACGTCAATATAGACGAAAGTATAGTAGAGGAAAACTTATGCAAAAAATAAAGGAGAACCAATGAAACGTAGAAGTTTCTTAAAGACGTTATTGGCGATTCCGTTTGTGGGAGTTGCCGTTGCGAAAAAGCCAAAGTCGTGTTGGAAGCATGTAGACGAATACAAAGGTCTTCCCGTAAAGGAAATCGAGTTTGGCACTGCAACAGGACGTGTTATGCGATTTCGTAGGTATAGTCCGTTGCCCCCGCAAACAACACCTATGTGTGAAGGTATGGCACAGAGCCATAGCAAAGATACATTACAAGGATAAAAGTCGAGTAGAGACAATTTAATTTAATAAAGGGCTAATCGAACAAATCGACCCCATATCATTTATTCTCAGCGTGAGAATTTTGATGTGGGGTTTTTTAATTGATGCGAACGGACACGGGCAAGAGAAGTGCTGGGATGCCGCCGGTAGGTCGATGTCGGGCCTTTATCGCAAGGAAAGGAAGATTATGAGTGAAGAAACAACGGGCACGGAAACAACTGGTGATGCCGACCAGACAAAAGACGTATCCACTCCAGTGGATGAAAAGAAAGAAGAAGGTATGATGGAAGCGTATAAGGCCGAGAAAGAGAAGCGTCAGTCGGCGGAGACCGAGGTGGAACTCTTGCAGAACCAAATCGCTCTTGCCGCAGCTAATCGTGTTCCTGTTACTCAGGCACAGCCTCAAAGCGCTCACGATCAGGCAATAAGAGACTTGGGTCTTCAGGATGTGCAATGGCCGGATGCCGCTCAACAGAGCCAGATAGAAGCCCGTAAGGAGCAAATAATGAGAAGTCAGGTTGCTCAGGACTTGGCGTATTCCGCCGGTAAGTCGTTTATTGAGTCCCATTCCGATTATAGTGAGGTCGTGGGCATACATCCTCCCCAGGGCGGGTTCATACCTTCGAAAGAAATGAAAGAAATATTAAAAGAAAAACCGTATTTGCGTGCCTCTGCATATCAGGGGCCTTCTGCCGCGTACAAAGTCGTTATGGATCACCGCAGGGAAGTAAAAAGAGAAGCTGAACTTGCGGCATTACAGGAACACAACGACGCACAGGCTATCGACGACAATCTAAGGCCAATGTCGCCAGGATCAAAAGGCGGCGGTTCGACCACAACTCGGACGTATAAAACGGCTGAGGAAGTCAGGCAGGTAGAGCTTGAGATAGAACAGGGCATGCACGGTTAATAAGAAAGGATAGAATAAGATGCCAGATACAGCGATAATGACAACGAGCCGGATTGAACATCCAGTTGATATTTTCTTCCAAAGGAAACTATTAACAAGGGTACTACCGGCCCTACTTTACCATCAGTTTGGGCAGCAGGACAAAATCCCCAAACATTCGGGCAGTACTTCCAAGTGGCGTAGATACACCAACTTAGGTGCCCAGACGACTCCCGTAGGCGAGGGCGTGGATAATTCACCATTGATGATCTCCAAGAACGACATTCAGGCCACGGTTTCCGAGTATGAGGGCTGGACGAAAGAATCCTCGTTCTTGAAGATGACGGGATTGAATGCAGAGGCCAACGAACGTGCCGACGTTCTTCTCGAATGTATGAGATTGACGATTGATACCCTTTGTAGAGATGGTATTCGTGCTTGTGGAGGCCAGACAACGATGTCAAGTGGCGACGATGTTGCGACGTATCTCAATAAGACCGACCTTGATACTGTTGTCGATAATATGTTGGCCCAGAACTGCAAGATGATGGCTCCCCAGATAAATGCCGGACAGGGACAGGGTACTTCGCCCATCCGTGAATCGTTTATTGGGATCGGTCACGTCAAGCTAAGATCGACTTTACAGGGTGTGAGTGGATTCCTGCATGTTTCGAACTACGCTAAGCAGGAGCCGGTTTATAAGAACGAGTTCGGTTCTACTGGGGATATTCGATGGCTGTTGACTACCAACGCCTATAACACTGGCGGGAATTACTACTCAATGATTTTGGGTAAGAACTTCTTCGGCAATGTGAAGATTGACGGCAACTCTGCCGACAAACCACTGATTTACACACCACCGGATAAGACAGGTTCGCCCGGTCAAAGATACTCAATGTTGGCGTGGGTAATGAATTACGTCGTCAAAATCCTCAACGATCACTTTGGCCACTTGGTCATTTCGACCATTGCATAATGTAAGAAAGGAATAAGTTATGAGTCAAGTAAAAATAGGACATTACGAGCAGGACGGGGGACTGGTTTATGTTCCCGTCGGCTTCATCCCGGATTTCCTCCTGGCGTTCGATAGAAACTCCGCCAGTGGATCTGGGGTTCTTTATATGTGGTGGAGGGAAATGGAAGATTATGACCCGACCACAGATACTGTAATTGACGGTATTAGTATCACAGACGGTACGGATGCCGAACTTGCGGCTGCGGGCGGTTTTGCGGCTTACGACGGCGAGGCTGCGGCCCCGACGGTTACCAACCACGCGGTTTCGACGGCTTACGTCTTGGAAGCCACCGATCCGGCACTGTGTTTTGTCAGACCTCCGGTAGATGCCACGGACGAGGACGGTAATGTTGTAGACCGCGACGCTATCTTCCAGTGTACGACTGCCGGAACGTCTTCGGCAACCGCACCGACCGCATGGCCCGCTGTGTTGGGTGGAACATTACTCGACGGTACGGCGGTATGGACAAGAGTCAATGAGGCCACATTCCGCAAGGGTTATCAGGGCTTTAGAGTAGCCGCTGCGATTCAGACCAACGCTTATGAGATGTATTACACTGCATTCCAGGGCGACGGTGGTTCGCAGAGACTTGGCGATTCGGCCGAATGGTCGAATGGAATTTACGGTTCTTAATTCAAAAGAAAGGGAAAGCTATGGAAGTGAAAGAAATGACAATCGAACAACTGCGTCAGACGGCGAGGTCTCTTGAAGTGACTTATGGACCTAATTCAAGTGAGGACTTACTACGTGATAAGATAGAAAGTGCTCTCATGGCGAAGAAGGTCAGGCAGGAAGAGGAAATGCGGTTGAAACTTCAAATGGAGTTTAAGCTCAAGCACGAGATGGCGGAAATTAAAGAAGCCGCCACTTATGCCGGTATTAAGCTTAAATACCCCGAAGTAGCAACCATACAGGACGTGGTAAGGCTCAAGAAGAAACTCGGCATGGAAATGAAAAAACCGAAGCCTTCTCCCGAAACTATTGGTATAGAGGCAAGTAAAAGATGCTTCTATAAGTTCACGAACGTAGACAGTAAGAACGTAGACGTTATCCTCCAGTTAGGCGAGAAATACTTCTTCCACCTGTGGCCACGTAAGAAATTCGTACTGCCTGAGTTCGCGGTAAATATATGGAGAAACAGATGCGTAATCCCTGCATATAAACAGCAGTTAGACCCTCTTGACGGTGTTATGAAGTCTGTGCGGGACACCGCAAACGATTCGCCCAGATTTATCTTTGAGTATGTTGGAGACGCTCCGGCTGACGCAGAGTTCGGTATCGTAATTTGAAAGGAGCAATTAGTATGAGACGAAAAAATATTACCTTCGGCGACTGCAACACGTTTCTCGAAGTAACAGGGCATGTACGCAGACACGAAGAGGCACTCTATTCTCAAGATGAGCGCATAGAGAAACTTGAAGCTCAACTTGCATACAAGAGAAGAAAGAAAGACAAGAAGAAAGGAAGTGTCATAGTGAAAACGCTTGTAGGCATAGCGGTATTTGCCGTTCTTTTGGCGACTGCGGCTTCAGCAAGGGATATAACCTACACCGAAGCAGCTAACCCGGTATCGTTAAGAGCGTGGCTGAACGACAATGTTTATCCCGGTTATTATGTCTTCACGCCGCAAGATGCGGCCCCTGTTGGGTCCGGCCTGACAGAGGGTGCGATGTACTACAACGATGGTACTAACACCCTGTATTTCTGCTCGGACGGAGCGACGTGGACGGCTATAGGCGCTGCGTCGGGAAACAGTCTCGACGAAGCGTATAATTCCAGTAGTAAAATAACCGTAGACACCGGGGTAATAGAATTTGAGGCTGCCGACGGTTTAGGCGTCGCTGCTTTGCTCATTGACTACGATGATGTAACTACAAATGCTATGGACGCCGTTCAGATTACCAATGCAGGCGATGACGGAGCAGCGGTTAGTCTACAGATTGACAGTACGGCGGGATACGACATACAGGGCACAGGTGACCTCTGGAACGTGAGTTATGTAGGTCTTGGGTTGTTTAAGGGTGGTTTGACCCTTAATACCGGCGGCGAATTACTGGTTTCAGCAAGAGACGTATTATTCGACGATACTTACGACGTTGCGTGGGACACCAGCGCTGATATGCTTATCTTTCAGGACAATGCTGTTCTTGGTATTGGTGGTGCGCATGACGGCGCCGCTGACCTAACTATTAAGGGCGATGCTACTAACGTACTTATTGAGGTTGCAACCGAAGACGCGGCAGATTTGCTTATCGGGTACACTAATGCCCTTGATGTTAAATTTCACGCTGCGACTAATACTTCGTTTATGATATGGGACATTAGTGCTGCGGAACTTATTTTTGACGCGGCCGACCTTAGATTGAACGACGACGACCAGTTGTTCTTTGGCGATGGAGCCACGGATTCGTTCTCTATTGACTTTGACGAGGTCACTGACAATCTTGTTATCGTAGCAACTACTGCACATGACGCCGTTCAGATAGGTGACGGTACTACGGCAACCGATGTCAAGTTTTTGAGTACGGCGGCAGACACGGCGGCTTTTGTTCACTTCGATGCTTCCGGCGATACTAATAACGGCCAGATGAAGTTCGGTGCCGACGATCATGGGCAGGATGTAATCTTCTATGGTGCCTCAGCTTCTCAGATGGCTTGGTGGGATCAAAGCGCCGACACATGGTATTTTGGTGCCGATGCCGAAGGTGTAGATGTTTATCTTTACGGTGACACTACGGTAAATTACGCCCTTTGGGATGAAACCGACAACCGCCTTGAGATGGTTGCCGCTGATATTATGTTCGACGACAACGGCGACCTCATTTTTGGCTCAGGTTCGGACTGGACTGTCGAAAGCGATACAGCCAAGACTTTAGAGTTTATACCTGTAACTGCGGACGGTAGTTCGGCTTTTCATATCGGTACTGCTGCTGCAACCGCCGATGTTTTGATTTACGGCGAAACAGCCAGTGAGTTAATTACATGGGATGCCGGTGCGGATTCCTTAACAGTTGTGGGTGACCTGTCGTTATTCACTATGACAGGAACCACTCAGCCCTTCACAGTTGATGTAACCGGTACGGTTGCCGGTGTAGCTATTGCTTTAGATACGACTAATGGCGGGATTTCGCTTGACGCTGACGGCAGTGACAATGGCGATATAGCTATTAACGCAGCGGATGACATGACATTAACTGTGGCAGGCGACTTAACTTTTGCCGTCACAGGTGATACGACATTGCCTGATGATATGCTCCGTAAAGCAGTAGTAGCTATTGCCTATACAGACGTTGACGGCTTAATGGGTACACCACAGTCGTTGATCGCCACTCCAGGTGCATCTTCGATGATCGAGTTTGTCTCTGCGGTTATTGCTCTCGATTACAGCGGTACGGCCTATACTGAATCTGATGATAACTTGGCCATCAGGTACACCGATGGTGACGGTGTAATAGTTTCAGAGGCTATTGAAGCCACAGGTTTTGCAGATGCCACTGCCGATACTGTGTTATTCGTATCGCCATTAGCAGATGGCACAAACTCTATTGTTGCAGAAACGGCAGCAGTTAATCAAGCACTTGTGCTGGATAATACAGGTAACGGTGAATGGGCGACGGGAACCAGTCCGATAGTAGTGATTATATATTACCGCATACATACTGTTACAGACCTTGGACTTTAATTTTGAAAGGGAAAATTATGAAGTGGAAAAGTTTAATTATTGTAGCCGTGATAGGGCTTGTCGCCGTATTCGCAGGCTATGCCAACTCTCAAGGGACTGCGCTTGAAGAAGCGAAGGCTCAAGTTGCCTTAGAGGAAGCGAAAGAACGGGTTGTGGTTTTAAGGGTTGTCGAGGAAGAAGTACGTTTGAAGGTGAGTATAATTGAGAACCAAATAAAACTTGCCAAGTATCAGGCGGCACTTACTCCCGACCCTAACGCCGTAGTCGATCCGAATAACGTGGATTAATCATGTGCGCATGGTTTTCCTTTAAGTGGATAGGTGGGGGTCGTATGGCTCCCACCTACCCGGTATCGAGGTACTTATATGGCTTATACGGGTACATTAGCTGAGATAAGAGCGAAGTTCAGGGAGTTTACCGGCCTCCCAAAGACAACTCAAATGACGGATGCCGTCTGTAACGACCGGATAAACGATTATTACGTGAACCGCTTCCCCCATGACGGGTGTGTCGATGAGTTCGATGTATGGATTACTCAGGAACTATTAGCTACGGACTCCGGGGAATATGACATTGACTCCGAGATCGACCGCCTTGACGACCCTGTAACGATTGACGGTGAAGATATACAGTTGATTCGTGACCGGGAAGAGTTCTTTGAATACTTCCCTCTCAGGGATGAACAGTTCGTTACGGCACCCTCGTTAGCGATAGGCTCTACGGACTCTGCAAAGGTCAAGAACAGTGCCTTTACCTACAAGATCGACAACTACGCACATAACAAGGCTTCGGCAGAGACTGCGTTTGCAGGGTTGTCAACCGTCCCCCAGAACAAGTACGGGGCGTTCTCATTGAAGATAGACAAAGACGGAACAATCACTATCGCCGAAGCAACGGGTAATTCCTCCGGATACTCAACGCCTCGAAAGGCGTTGGAGGCTCTGGCCAACAGTGATGGCGATAGTGCTTTTATGGGATTTGTGACGGTGATATGCACAGCAGCTACGGGGTTTATTCCCGGAACCACGGCTTTAGACCACGCTACGGTGACGGATACTTACACTGACGGCCTCTTTGAATCCCGTTCAGGCCCAAGGGCTGCACTCTTATACGGCACGAAGTTATACGTCAGGCCCAAGGCTAACGATACTATGGAGTTCAAGGCAATGTCTATCGGCGACAGGCCCACGGCTTTGGCTGAGGATACCAGCGTCATCGCCGACGTTAAATGGTGGAAGGCCATAGCTTGTGGGGCGGCTCTTATGTGGGCGTTGGAAAAGAGCGATTCGGGGAAAATAGCGACTCTGAGCAAGCTTCACGAGAACTTTATAGGTTATATCAAACAAGACAAAATTAAACGGCTACTCGGTGGAGTGGTCAAAAGGAGATTCTAATATGGCTACGATAGACAGAAGGAACGAGGGCGGGAAATACCCAATTGCAAGAAAAGAGTTTGCAACCCAGACGTTTCCTGCTACTGCAACCGCGGCTTTAGCACCGACACTTGCTAATCTTAACGGTACAATCAAGGCGATGGAGATAATCATCTCTGAAACGGAAGACAATATTACCTACACGGTGGCCTTGGCAACAAGCGAGGGAACGGCCCTGTTCTCGGAAGCGGCTATTGCCGACGCTTCAGATAACTGGCGAGATGCTATAAGCCTTAAAGCTACGCGGGATGCCGACTTTAATCCCATTCCCGTATGCGATACGATCACTTGCACAATTACACCGAGCGCCAAACCGGATGCGTCGGCGGTCGGGACCAAAATAGCCACCGTAGCGGTTAAACTTTATATGGAGTAATGCAATGAAAAATTTCCAAAGAGACCGATTATGGGTTATATGGGTTATTCTTATATGTTGGATGCCCTATTTCATGGGTGCGTGGGACAAAACCTTACCTGCCGATGATACGGTTTGGAACGTAGCCGACAATAACATAAGGGACAACTGGGCCTATTTGGAAACCATGATAGACGTAGAGCACGACTTCACTACCGGTAAGCACACAGACGTTACCGTCTCCGGCACTTTAATCACTCAGGGCATAATGACCGGTGGAGCCAATGGAACGGTACAGGGTCGAATGATCTTATGGGATGGCGCGGCAGGTAATACTCCGGCGTATATCCAGCTTCACGCACCTGCGGGAGAGTCGTGGTTTGTCTTTGTTGAGGACGACGGCACGCTCAAAGTCGATGACGTTGCCCCAACAGCCAATGGTGACGGTGATGTAGTGGGAGCACAAACTTGAAAAAGTTGCTGTTAATACTTTTATTGTGCACTATTGTCAGAGCACAGGAATATCAGCCCTTCTTAATTGCCCCATTTCAGACAGGTCTTTCACTTGGCATGGAACCGTGGCTTTCCCCGAAGGATGCTTTTCCTGTTCTAATAAATGCACGAACTAATAAAGGCGTGTTGGAGAAGAGACAGGGCTATCAGTTATACGCTACAATGAAACACGGTGATGTTGCCCAGACTGATACGGCCATAATGGGTATCCACAACTACATTAAAGACGACCGGCCCCAGCTTCTCATTTTTGATACTCTTAGAGTCAATAGATACGACGCCACTAACGCGACCATGACAGATATTACTGGCGACGCCGACATATTCTCCGGCGGTGCCGATGATTACTTCCATTTCTGTAACTGGCTCGGCACGGCGTACTTCGTAAATAACGTAGACCAGATATACAGGTACACGGGTTCGGGTGACGCTGCTGTATTTAACGTGCAGGTATCCTCTACGGGGGCGGATAACCAAATACAGACCTGTAAGTACATCTTCATTAAGAATGACCGTATGCTCTTGCTTGACGTCGTTGAACAGGGTCTGTGGATACCTCAGAGGTGTCGGTACTCCCCGGTTCTCAGTACAACGTTTTATGCTCCCGGAGGGGGTTATATCGACGCCCCAACTCAGGAAGTGATAGTCTCCGCGGGGTGGGTGGCTAAGGATATTGTAGTATTCTTTACTAATAGCATCTGGCGTATCAGAACAACTGGTAATGTAGACCTGCCTTTGAAATGGGAGAAAATAACCAATACCATTGGAAGTTCGGCTTCATATTCAGGGGTAGAATTTAACGACGGCATAGGCGTTGTCGGATTAAATCACATCGTTTTCTTTGACGGTTTCAGAGCCGATTATCTCGATCTCAAAAACGTTCGGGATATAATTGACGACTTCGATACCTCGAAACTGAAATACACCACAGGATATTATAACAAGGAAGACCAGCACGTCTATTTTACTTACACGACCTCCGGAGAAAGTTACCCCGACAGGATACTCGACTACAACATCCTCGAACAGTCGTGGTCAGTCAATAAGTATGACGTTCACTGTCTTGGTACGTTCGACGGGCAGGAAGTTCCAACGTGGGACGATGCCGATCTCGCCTATACAGGCGCTGACGGTGCCCTGATAAGTGCAATGGATATTGATTCGCGTTACGTCTTTGGAGACCCTTATCCATTTACCCTGATGGGAACACGAGAATCCACAGTTTATAAGATGAACACGGGGGATTACGACGGTACGGACGCCGCCGCAGGTACGATTGATATAGATATTCAGTCTTCAAGGTGGAATCCCTTCATTCAGCAGAACAAAAAGTGCAGACTTGGTAAAGTATTATTTCTGGTAGACAACGACGAAAACGCTTCGTTCACAGCGTCTTTCTACACGGACTCAGACTCCGTAGCTACAGCAACCCAATCAATATCATGCAACGGCGGCCTTGATACCGCCGATAAGTTCTGGGTGGCCGCTGCCAATCTTGGTTACGAAGGGAACTTCCACAGACTCAAAATCTCACACGACGCCAGAAACAACCGTCCCCGTATTCACGCTATTATGCCATTCTTTACACCTGGGGGCGACTTGGACTTATGAAAAAGCCGTTACTGACATTATTGCTGTTACTTACTTTGTTGTTAGGTAACAAGGGTCACGGGTCGATTAGTAAAGTCGACGAATCTCCGTTACCGTACTGGAAGCAGAATTTGCTCAGTGACGACCCTAACTTGGTCAATTTATATATCAGAACCTTAGTAGACGAGTTGTCAGACATCATAGACAATATAAGGATTGCCGTTAATCAAGGAATAGACCTTAATAACATTACGGAAAGATACTTTGCCCTGCCAGGTTCGGATGGTATTTATGCCGACGACACTTGGCGGATATACAGAGTCAGTGCGGACGACTTTGAGATACAGAAGAAGATTAGCGGTATATGGACTAATATAGTCAAATTATCTTATACTAACGGGTTAGAATTTATCGACGGCAGTTTTGCTGTTTCAGCTGACGGTGATGTGGTAGCAGCAGACCTTGACATTACGGGTGATACAATAAATATTGTAGGTGAACGAACAATCTCCGGTGGCGCGTCTACCGGCGTTAAAGGTGATATATGCTGGGACGACGGCAATTTATATATATGCGTAGCAACCGACTTCTGGAAGAAGATTCCGATTAGTACGTGGGCAAGTACCGGTGGGGCATTTCAAACAGTTTCAGGCAATAACTTTTTTAGTGTATCCGGTACGCAGATATACACTACGGTAAATTATCAGAATGAGAACACGTATAGCGTGAAGGATTACGGTGCGCGTGGTGACGGTGTTACCGACGACTCGACGGCTATTCAGGCCGCTATTGACTCCACTGCTTCCATTGGTGGTACTGTCTATTTTCCTCCTGGGGTGTACTCTGTAGAAACGACCTTAACGGTAACGTCAGCAGCGGGTCTTCCCGTCCACGTCGCGGGTCACGGTGTGGTAATCACACAGCCGGACGGTGCCGATTTGACTACTCTTATGACGGTGACAGGCGGTTCCCAGAAGTACGTTACCGTACACGGGTTGATATTTGACGGCAATATGGATAACAACACCGCTGTTATCGGGATTAGGTTTAAGCACTTGAACACTGTTCACGAACCGTCAACTGTAGCTGCATGGAACTGCGATACCGGCATAGAGATTACAGGGAACACTGAATCACAGGTAATATACATCGGCGCTTATAACTGTACCGTTGCAGTGTATATGTACTCTGGGGTCGATTTGTACACTCCCGACGAGAATATGTTTTTCATCAATGCAAGGTCTTGCGGAACAGTCTATAAGGTTGATGGTACTAACGGCAAGGTTTCCGGCGTTGTTTATATTACGGCAGAGCAATCCACTGCAAACGCCATCCATTTAATTAGTTCCAACTACACAGTCCTTAACGGCGAGGCTCGCGGATGCCGTAGTAATGGTTTGGTCATAGAGGGAGCGGGTAGTGTTTGCGTTCTGAATAATTTGGTTTTATACGGGATAGATATTGGAACGGGTCTTTTGTGTGACGATGGTTCCAAGTTAAGAGGTAGCGTTTACTTATCAACCTTTGCCAATGGTGTATGGATTAAAGAAGCAACTTACGGCGAGTTGTGTATTTACGCCGGTTCGATGGATGACGGTGACGCTCTGAGATTGGGCGAAGAAGGCGTTACGTCGGTGCAAAGATTTGTTGTAACACCGGGAAGTATGTTCTATACGGACGCCGCCAATGCGATTCACTTTGAGGATACATATGCTTGTACAGTTAATGCCCAATATCTTGCAAGTGCTACCTATAACGTTTTATTCGACGACAACTCCAGATACGATACTGTAATTGTCGGCGGTCGTTCACTTACCCCGGCAAAGTTTTCATCTTCGGGTACGTCGCCAAGAGTTAATGTATTGGGACAAGAGCATCTTGAGTCCTTTGCAAATGTTGACGCTACTCCTTCGGTACTTGGGATGGGCGATACGATACTTTCCGGCACAGCCGCCGAGGAGATTGACAGGTTCGATCATGGCTATTACGGCCAGGAAATCGCTGTTATTTCCAAACAGGTCATTACTTACAACACATCTCCGGCGGATAGGTTGATAGGGAGTAGTCTTGATATTGTTACGGCTTCCGGCGATGTAACAAGGTGGATATGCGAAACGCCGGGAACAACAACTTCGGTATGGCGATTGTTGGGATTTGTAGATGTAAGCGCAGACAATACTGGTGGAGCATAAGTAATGAAAAAAGCAATTATTATATTAGTTATTTTAATAAGTAGCGTGGTCAATGCGGCTGACCCTAACCTTATAGACTTCACTGCTGTTACGACCCCAGCGGCTACAGACTTGGTTTATCTGGTTCGCGACCCTGCTGGTTCGCCTCTTGATAAGAAGATTACCTACGCCAATTTCCTTGCCTCGTGGATAGGGTCTACAAGCATAACGACTTTAGGTACGATAGGAACGGGTGTGTGGAATGGCACGGCGATCGTCGATGCTTATGTCGCCAATAATATCACTATAGACTTAGCGACTTTGGCTACGACGGTTACGGTAGAAGATGAGACTACGGACACAACTTGTTTCCCGGCGTTTGTTACCGCCGCCACGGGCAGTTTGGGCGGCAAGACAGCGGCGTCCTTAGCCTTTAATTCCAATACAGGTGCGTTGAGTGCAACGTCGCTTCTGGAAGGTGCCAACGCCGTCCCCAATGCTACCGACCATTTAGGCTTTTTTGGCGGTACGACATCGGCCCAGTTGTTAGATGAAATATCCGACGAAACCGGAACTGGGAAGGCGGTTTTCGCAACGGCTCCATCTTTCACGACATCTATTCTGTTGACGGGTGCTAACGCAGACCCTGCCGGGGCGGGAACGATAGTCTATGATAACGATGTAACCGGAATGTCCGGCGGCGGTTTAAGATGGTATGACAATAATAGCGTAAGGATTCTTGTCGATCTTGAAACTGATGCCACAGACGACGACCATGTAGTGGCTTACGACGCCGACGCCGATGGCTTCTATATGAAAGACGACGACAACGATGGTGGTGCAACGGCTTATGATGATATAGGCGACCCTGATGCGGCGTCTATAATTGACTTCGACGATGACGAAACGGTAACATGGACTACAGCCGAAGATAGTGCGGGGTCATTCTTTACTATCAACGATTCTGATGCCGATGTAGCTGCGAACACTTACCTGATGCACTTGATATACAGCGTTGACGACGACCAAGACAACGCGGATTACTTCAAATGCGAGGACGCTGGTGGCGTTGTGTTCAATATACAAGAAGATGGCGATACAAACATAGATGGTTTTCTTGCTGTTGGTGTCGATTCCCATCACACAATTAGCCTTAACGGAGTAACTAAAGAGATACAATTCAGCGTTCACGGTGACGATGTTGCGAATAAATACGTTTCTTACATGGACAGGGCGTCCGATACACATTCGCCTACAATGATAATTGCAAGAGCAAGAGGAATTCATGCTGCGCCTACACAAGTAGTTGATAACGATATATTAGGCCAGTTTGGGTTCTTTGGATGGGATGATACCGATAACGACATGAACTTTGGGGCTAAGATAATGGCTCGTGTTCATGGCGATGCCGGTAACAACGATCTTCCTACGGAAATAGTTCTGGCTCTTGCACCTGACGGTGCGGCGACGACCACCGAACAAGTCACGTTTTACGACGGTGTTTTTGCTCCTATTACCGACGACGATATAGATATTGGCACCGCCGCTGCTCAATTCAAGGATGGTTACTTTGACGGTACACTTGAGGCTGATGTCATTACTCTAAATGGCAACGCGGTTGTCTCTGAAACCGTGGCAACTGGAGCAATGATATTCGGGGATTCCACCCCGGACTCTGACGGCGAGTTCGGATTCGATACCGACGGCGATGGAGCTACGATTACTTCCGGTGTAATAAACGCCCATGATGGTACTGAGGCAATATACTTTTTTGGTTCGGCGGGTTATCCCGGTGCCGATAATAATATTCTCAAATACGATGCCGGAACTCATAAAGTCGTGTGGGAGGCCGATGCTGATTCGGGTGGTGCTCCTGACTATGACGATATAGCCGACCCGACAGGTTCCGGCTCAATATCCTTTGATGCTGCTGAGACAGGTATTTATACAAGTTCTGACGATGAATGGGTTGGTATAACTATTAGTAATACTCATGCTGACCTTGATGGCGATTCGGAACTCCTGACTTTAGCCTTTACCGATGATGGCGACACGAACAGCCATTACCTTATAATGAGCGATGCCGCTGGTACGCAGCAGCTTGAAGTTATACAAAGCTCGGAAGATGTTCAAGTGACTGCAACAACGGGCTTGAATTTTGTTGCAGACAATGTAGAACTTAATGGATGGTTAACAATATACGACACAACAATAGATACAACTGTTGCAGAGTATGGACTAAAAGTAAACACGATAAAAACTGCTGGGGCTACAGACCAAGCCGATAATATGTATGGTGTTTATTCGTCGATGCAATTGAATGATGGAGACAGTACGATAGGAGACTTGGTTGGCGGCTATTTTCAATCTACTATAAGTGCCGGAACTATTGGTGTTGGGACTGATGATGTGTTAGGAATACAGTCGATAGCAAGGCTTAACGGGGGAACTGCTGCCGACGACTTCATCGGATTGTACCAAGAAGTTGATATAAATCTCGATACCGTTACAGATGATGTGCTTGGCGTACATATTAACATAGATATCGAAGAGGCTGTAACGGCGGTTGGTGGTGATGTTTTTGGTCTCAAAATCGACATAGACGACGATCAAGGTGCTACCGGTACTGTTTACGGTGTCTATCTTAACGAGGCCGATGGTATAGACTATGGTATTTACCAAAATGGCACGGCGGCAAACCTTCTTGGCGGGGCGTTGAATGTAGTTGGGGCGGTTACAGTTGGTACAGCAACCTCCGCAGCAGGCAATCTGAGCCTCTACGACGCCGGTGTGCTGACTTTATATGAGGATGGGGATAACTTCAACATAACCTTGAATTGTGCCGATGGCGAGGCCGTGGGGACGCTTACAGGGGGCCTGGACGTTACAGGCGCTCTCAATGGTGGAACTCTTACCGAAGGAGCGGATATAGCAGTTTATAACGCCAATGAAATAGAGGGAGTTCTTGCTGTTGGCGGTTCGGATACCATATTCCCCGCTGACCCCGATGCTGACAGAATCCTAATGTGGGACGATGACCCCGGTGCTTTGGTATGGACGGCTGGCGGTGCTGGTGATATGACAAAAGCCGTTTACGACTCTGGTGCATCAGGTGGCGTTGATATGTTAACCACAGTTGACAGTACCTATGCGGGCGACTATGTATTGCTCATAGGTGGTGCTGTGACGACCGCTGCCCCAAAAACTGACGGTGCCCTGACATACGATGCTACTTCCGGGACTTTGGCGGCCACAGAGTTCTCAGGGGGCGGTTCCGGACTGACGTTGGCTTCTACGGATTTATCAGATACTGCTGATTTACTCTACGAAACAGAACTTAGCGATTTATCAGAGCTTACTACTCAAATAAGCGATGTTTCGACGTTTATTACGGACGATATTATGCCCGCGACCGGGACTGATCCCGATGTTGATGCGGTGGGAGAGTTTTCAATAGACAGTGACGGTGCAAACGAGCCTAACGATGTGGTTTTAAGGTCGATTGATGGAGGTAATACGCCTTTACAGATAGCCTTGTGCCAGCAACAGAAGTCTTTTCAATGCACGATAATTACACCTAACGACTTAGCCGACGCCACAAGAGACGCCCTTCCATTTTGGGAAAATAATACGGGAATGTCATTTGTTGTAACGAAGATACGCGCGTGGTCAGACACGGATAATACGGAATTTAATGTAGAGACTGTTGATTCAGACTGGGATAATAATGCGACTGTGGACGCTGTTAATATTCAGACTGACGAAGTGGCTATGTTTTCTACTGAAGAAACAACAATAACTGCAAATACGATAGCGGCGGATTCCTTAATCGTTCTTGACTTTGACGATACCGACGATCCCGGCTGGGTCAAAATTAGTATATGTGGATATTTCTTAGCAGATGTTGATTGAGGGGAAAGAGAGTATACGCCGAAAGACGACCAGATATTATGGCAAAAGTTTAAGAAACAGGGAATTGTATTACCCGGCCCAGTAAACATGAACGATTATAGAGATTAGGAGAAATAATGGCAGTTACAAAAGAAATTATCAAAGTAAGTGTAAAAGAGTCTCACGGTAATAAGATGATTACTATGAGGGAAACCGTAAAAGATAACGGCGTGGATTGGGCGGCGAAAGACTTCAGATTGGATTACAACAGCGAGTCCGACATTGAAGATGAAGTAAAGAAATTGCAAGAGAAGATGCAGGAATTTCTTGATAGTTGCAAGTCAGAGATAAACACTTTCAATGCCGCGAAATTGAATACAGCCGTAACGTGGTTGAATGAAAACGTAACATAAGGAGAAATAATGAAACGAATACTAATAATTTTAATTGTGCTTGCTTTCTGTTCTTCGGCTCAGGCGGCGATAACCGTAACCTCCAGTATTATAGATGACTGGTCTGCTGTTGCCGAGGATGCTACTGATGAGAGTACGGTAATTGATATTTCAGCCAATTACGTTACGGCAATCCATCTCTGGGGATTTACCGATATGAATGATGCCCACGAGGGCACTGAGTTCAGAATACAGGTATCGGCCAATAGTTCAGGAGATGAGGATTGGACGGACTTTCATGTGTTCCTTGCTCTTAACGGCGACGGTGACGCCGAACCCATTGACGACGATCCCTTAGTGGCGACGTCCACAACGATAACTATATCGAATACGGGTGGCGGCTACGAAACCGAACCGATGGGAAAGTGGATTGCAATCGAGGACGGCACGCTTGTCAATTCTGAATTGGTATGGATAACAAACTTCACAAATGATACCAGTTTTACTATTCAGGATGGAACTACAAATGAGCACGCCGTTTCTACTCTTTTGTGGGATGTTGCTTTTGCCAAAACGGTTATGGTTCCGTTGGGGGCTGGTTCGAGGGCAAGGGTAATATGTAACAATGGTTATGACGGTGATGGTACTGCAAGTTCGCTTAACTGGAAGGTTGGTAAGACGGTAACGACAGGACTATGATAAAGAAAGCTCTTCTACTTACGCTTTTGTTGTGTGTTGCGGCACAGGCTCAGTTTTGGGAGTATCCCGACCAGAAGCCGTGGCTCGGCCAACAGATAAACTGGAGTCATCCTCTTACTGATGGTCTCGCAGGCTTCTGGATATTTAACGAGAACGATGGAAAGATCGTTCAGGATGTAAGCGGGAATGGGAATGACGGGACATTAGAAAGCGACACTCATTTTGTTTCAGGCAAATTTGGCCCTTGTCTTTCGTTTGGTAATGGCGATTATGTAAATGTAGCAAACCCAAAATGGGATTTTTCTGACTTCACTGTACTTGCCTGGATTAAAGTAATTAGTGAAGAACAAGATTGGCATATTGTCAGCTCTGCTTTTTCTGATTATTACAGAATGACGGTTTATCGCAGGGTTGACATGGACAGATTTCAGGTATTGTATGGTGATGGTATTTCATCTGATTATTCATACTTTGGATCCCCTCCAATTCAACTCGGTAAATGGCAGCAATGGGTGTTAACGAAACAAGGCGGCCATTTTGAGTATTTTATGGATGGGATGCTTTTAGGAACGACTACACGAACTGATATTAATGCTGTTACAGGAACAGATGTTGAATTGGGCAGTAACAGCTATAATAGTCCTACATTATTCGACCATATAATGGTTTACAACCGTGCCCTCACCGCCAGAGAAATATCCGACCTCTACGCCAATCCCTTCCAGATGTTCGAGCCGGTATTTCCGTTGTGGTGGTATGGCGGGATAGGCGGTGCACCGCCATCAGGAGGACAAGTAATCTTTATCTACTAATATGGAAATCAAAGACTTAAAATTTATTCGACTAACTCATCCAGCTAATGCTGATTTGGTTCCGCGAAGCCTAATCGACCAGGCCAGGGACAAGAACTTTACTACGGAAAGGTTCTTCATTCTTCTTCCGTTTTTACTGGTAGATGAATCTAAAATCATTGGCGTGTTCTCGGATAAAGACAATGCTATCAAGGGATTCCTCTATGCGCAAATCAACCTATTCAGCGGCCAGTTTGCGGTTGTTATTCTTTCGATGAATAAAGAATACCAGGATAATGGTGGTAAGGTATCTAAATACGCAACAGAGGTTATACGAAGCATCCCCAAAAGAAATGAAGTGAAAGCTATGCTCAAGAAATTAAAACTCGAACTACTGCCTAATATACAGGCGTCAACCACTCATCCCAAAGTCTACGAGCGCAGGGGATGGGTAAGAGCAAAGTCAGTAACTATGGAATTACCATTGGAGGAACAAAATGGACTCTAACGATACCGATCCGAGCATACGACAATTAAACACCAGCACTCCCGGCCAGCAGAACCTCATGGATATGGCCGCAGGGTTACTTGGCGGCGTACCGGCGCAAGGGGATGTTGATATTGCGGCGTTGCAAAAGGAACTGGAAATAGCCACAAAGAATCGGGACGATGCTGCTGCATGGGGCGGTCACGAAGCCTACGCCACGCAATGGCAGCAGAAAATGGATGCTATACAAACCAAGATAACCAACGCTCAGAACTTCCCCGCTGGCGGTCAGGAGGGTTTGTTTACCAAGAGGGGTGAGGCCCCGGACTTTTCATTAGCGGCTGGCACTACGCCTTTGTCGGCGCAGGCCCAACGAACAGGTGGTCAGGCTACGAGTATGGGCATGGGTATGATGGGCGGCGTTAATCCCAACTACGCTTTGGGTATGCAGGGATTGGGCCAGTTCTCAGGCCAGACGTATCAAACGCCTTTTGATACTTCATCTATGGATCAGTTTGGTAAGCAGATCGGTGGTTATGAAAGTCAAATATCCCGTCTCCAACAGGGCATGGATCGTTACGCCCCAAGGATGGAACAGTATCGGGAACGGATTGGTGGTTACGAAGCACAACAGGCCCAGCAAGCCGAGGCTGAAGCCGCTAAACAGGCTCAAATAGCTGAGATACAAGCTAATATGGATGCTCTTGGTGTAGGTGGCGATAGGGACGAAAGAAGAGCTGCGGATTCACAGAGAAGGCAATACGAAAACCAGATAGAACAACTCCAAGGCAGGGAGTTGAGTGGTAGGGACGCGAGAAGGGCAAGAGACGAAACACAGGGGGCCGAACGAGATTATAGCAGGGCACAGAAGGACTTATCAAGATTAACTTCCGAACAGACAAGAGACCAGTCTGAGATTGACAGATTGACAGGGTTGATGGGTACGGCTCAGACCGGCCTTGAAGGGCAGCAGAGTCTTCAGCAGGATTGGAACTTACAACAGCAACAACAGCAACAGCAGGCCCGACAAGCCGCCCAGTTCAATCCTCAGCAGTTCGAGCAGCAGTTCGGCGGCTTCGATATGAACGACTACCTGAACAGGGTCGGTGGGCCGATGATGGCAAGTGCCTTTAGTACCTTTGGGAATAGAACACTTCCAATGATAGCCAACGCCTTCGGTGCTCAGGACTCAGCACGGAGTTCGGGAATGTACGACGTTCTTGGTAGATCGGCAGGCGAAATGATGCAAGGGATTTACGGGCAGTTGGCTCCACAAGCTTTTGCCGCAGAACAAGCGTCGAGAGACAGGCAGTATGGGGCTTCGCAGGCCCAACAAAACAGGCAGTTACAAGCCGCCCAGATGCAAATGACCGGAGGACTGGGAGCACAGCAGTTAGGCGTACAGGGCGGTCTTGGCATGTTAGGTTACGGTGCACAGCAGGCAGCGACCTCACAACAGCAGGCTCAGGCCCAAGCCACTGCGGACTTCCAGAAGTGGCAGATGCAGCAGCCGGGCATGGATCCCAGATTAAGTATGTTATTGGCTCAGGCCAACCAGCCGGCGTATAACTACATGGGCATAGCGGGTACTCAAACGCCGAGTATAATGAGCCAGATTTCCGGACCCGCCGGAAAGTTATTAGGTAATGTTGTTGGTTCTGGGATGGAAATAGCCGGAGGAGGTCCTCCAGGGCCAACTACTGGTGGGGGAACGACGTGGAACCAACAAAAAGCAGCTATGGATAACCCTTATTACTACGGGTAGAAAGGATATAAGCGATATGGCACAGACACAATTTTTGGGATGGGCACCGCCGCCCAGACAGATGCCGGGGCAATATAACTGGTTCGGGCCAGCCATGCAGGGTTATCAACAAGGATTAGAGAGCCAGAGACAGCGAATGGATATGACGAACATGACCCAGCCGGGCTATGTCCCTCGAAGTAAGCTGTACGGGCCTGTGTATGCCCAGCAACAGATGCAAACCCCATTACAAGAAGCACAGACGGGTTATTACGATGAAAGGACGAAACTTCTTCAGAACCCTGTACAAAAGCCCACTCCTGAAATGGAGAATGCCAAAAAGACTTATTTAATCGACCTCGACAAGCGGTTTTATGAGGAGAAGAAGCTTAGTAGGCCAGAGTATATGGAAAGAGTAAATAAGATAGAACGGTTTTTTCGTAGCCCAGAAGGTATGCAGGCCACTCCACAACAGATAGAAGCATTTTATGTGGGTCTTGAGCCAACAACGGAAAAGAGAGAGTCTTTAGGCAAAAGATTGGCGAGGGCGTTTAGGAACACTGGTGTTATTCAGAGTCCCGGATTACAAATACCGAAAACTCAGTCTAAATACAAAATAGGACAGCCGGTAAAGGGGCCAGACGGCAAGAATTATAAAGTAGTCGGTTTCGATACAGACGGCGAACCTCTTGTGGAGCCATTGTAATGCCTATTCGGTTATCAGAAATAACACCCAAAAAGCCTATCCGTCTTTCGGAGATAGCAGGGCCGCCTACGCCTCCTGGTTTCGTCAATAAGAACTGGTTTACTGAACCTCTACATCAGCCATCCAGTTTCCAAGGCCCCCCTCCGCCAAGGCCAAGACTGCAAGAGTTTCAAGATGCCACTGCAAGGGGGACGGCGAATGTTGGTTCTGGTCTATCTCAGGGGATAGCTGGTTTTTTGAACTTACCTACACCCGGCAGTCCCTATGCACCTGCAATGAGAAAGTCTAATCAGCAGGCAATAGAAAAGGCGCGTTCGGATGCGGCCTTGTTATGGAAAGTCGCAAAAGACCCGTCAATAGCTTCTAAGAACAAAGACCTTGCGAGCAAAGCGTTAAACCTGATAGGCGAGACGATTCCTTATATAACGGCTACAACAGCGGCTTTTGTTTCAGCAGGCCCGATGGGTGCCTTTGCCGTAGGTTCTCTTGTGGAGGGTAATAGTGCTTACCGCACAGCCCTTGACGACGGCGTTGATCCCGGCAAGGCTAAGAAGATAGGCATTGGCGTTGGTATAGTGAGTGGTGCCATCGAGTCTTTTGGCGGCAAAGGTACGGAGATGCTATTGAATAAAGCCACTGCTAAATTAAAGAGTAAAGCGGCTAAGGGCGCCGCGGTGTTTGGTACAGGTACGATCGTAGAGGCACTTGAAGAGGCTGGGCAGGAAGTCGCAGCTATTACCGGCGAGGAAACCTACAGAGATGTTGACTGGTCGGAGCGTGTCGATAGGACGCTCAGTGCCGCTGCTGGTGGTGCGTTCCTTGGCGGAGCCATGAGAGGTGCAAGCATGGCCGGAAGGGGCTTGTCGCGGCCCCCGGTGGCTCCTATGACATCCCAGACCGACGTAGCACAACTCAAGCCCCCGGTACTTGGTAAGCAGGGCGCGGAAATATCCAAGGGACTACCCCCGATACAAGAACCCGACCTTTTAAGTAAGTTATCCCCACCGGCTAGAGCCAGGTATGAGGAACTTCAAAAGAAAAAGGCCAAAAAGCCCGTTCGTTTATCCGACATTACCCCCGCCAAGGCTGAGGATGAAGTGGATGGTTTAGGTAGAACAGCAGCGCAAAGACGGCAACAAACACAAAGGGTTGGCCTTGAACGCTCAAGACCAATAACGGAAATGAGCGAAGATGAGAGAATAAAAATAGGAGTAAGGCCGGGTCAAACAGAAGTGGTAGTTTATCGTGGCGTAGGAAATGTTGAAGGGGCGGTGTTGGAGCGGGGAGATTTTGTTACACCCGACAAAAAGGCTGCAAAATCTATTTATGGGCCGAATGTAATACAAGATACAGTTAATGTTAAAGACCTGCGTTATTTTAGGGGTGAACAACGCATTGGTAACGCATTGACACCCGTTCTTGAACTCGTTTACGCCCCTGCGAAGGCTGAGGGGGAAGTGGTAGATAGAAAAAAGATGGGATTTAAGGCTGGCCGACTTGCAATAGAGGAGGTTGGAGAAAAACCTTTAGGTATCAATGTTACGGACGCACAGGAAAGGGCGTGGAGTAAAAAGTACCATGCTGCAAAAGTAAGGATTTACAACAAGCTCGTACAAGCCCCTACCAAGGCTGAGGGGGAAGTGAAACAGCCGTGGGAGAAAAGTGATTTAGCAACAGCACCAAATATTCCTATCGGTAATGTGAAGGCTGAAAAACAAACGGGTGGAAAATGGAAATTGATGTTTAGGGGAACCCGCAATGAAGTATTTCAAGGGGAACTATTTAATAGTGCGAGCGAAGCAAGACAATTCTTTAAGGCACAAAAACTGAAGGCTCAAAATGCTTTGGGAGTAGATAAAGAAAACCCGTTTATTGATGCCGATACAGCAACCAAAGAAATGCTCCTGAAACAGTTTTACCAAGAAGGTGTTAGTCCAGATATACGTTCCAGCTACGAAAAACTCAAAGAGAGCTTTACTAAACAAGAAGCAGAAGATTTTATGCCAATAACTGGCATTCTTGATAAACAAATTGCTCATGCCGAAAAAGCCCCCGCCAAGGCTGAGGCAACCCCAGCCCCAGCGAAGGTGGCCAAGCCCGTTACAGAAGGTGAACCTGAATGGTCGGGAGGGCAAGACCCGATTACGCTTATATTGAGAGCAGCCAAAGAAACAAAGGCTTTAGCGCCGGAAGTTATCGAAAAACAGAGTAAGGAAAAGTCAAAGCGTGTAGGCAAGGCTGCTGGAATGGCAAAGAGCAAGAAGGGTACTGCTGAGTCTGCTATTGGTAAGTCAACGGGTGCGTTAAAAGGTGAACTAACTGAGTATAGGTTGTTTGAACCTATCAGGGAACTCCTTCATCCAGAAGTTGTGGACAATGCTTTTAGAGCTATACAAGAGAAGTTTGAGAACGGCGGTCTTGATTATTTTGGTATGCTCGATACTTACGACGCCTTTAGAAAACTTATTGACGGATACGCCCTGACTCTAAGGGAAGCAGCGCTGATTGAAAAGATGTTCGGCAAGGAAATGGGCAAGGTTGCAAGGTCTCACGTTCCGTGGGGCGATAAGATTTGGGCGATTTTATCAGAAGTAGTAAATATCCCCCGAACCATGTTAGCTTCATACGACCAGAGTGGCATCCTAAGACAAGGTAGAGCTTTAGGGCAGATAAACCCCAGCGAGTTTATAGAAATGGCACAGAACTACCACAGCGCGTTCTGGAGTAACGACGCCGCCGAGAGAATAGAAAAAGAGTACATGGCCGACCCGTATTATAAAGAGGTTACAAAAGACAGACATACGGGGCCGAAAGGCAAAGTCCAGAGAAATGCTACAGGCAAGGGGCTTGAAATAGTCAGTTGGGGCACGACAATGGGAGAAGCGTTTGAACGGTCGGAGCGATTCCTTGCCGCTGGGTTGCTTGAAAGAATACCCGTTCTTGGTATTGGAATTAGGGCGTCGGAGAGAAGTTTTGTAACTGCTCTAAATGCCTTTAGGATGGCCATATATAGCAAGATACGTACAGAACAAACCAAACAGGGCAAAAAGCCGACCCTCCAAGAGAGACTTATCCTTGCCGCAAGAATCAACGACTTGACGGGCCGAAGTAATATTGCCAAGACAAAGGCGACAAAGGCCATGGCTCCGTATTTGAACGCCCTGTTTTCTCCAAGGTTTTCTATTTCACGAATCAAGCCGGTCATTTCTTTACCTACAGACGTTTACAGGTCAATGAGGGACGGCAAGTTTAGAGAAGAACTCAAAATGAATACAGGGGCGATGACGTCTTTGATAGCTACTAACCTTGCAATAATGTTCCTACTCAAACTCGCAGACGAAGATGACAAGATTGAAATAGACCCTGATTTGCGGTCTGCCAATGGGGGTAAGGTTAAGATTGGAGACACCCGCATAGATTTATGGTCAGGGTACCTCCAACCGGCACAGTTATTTACAAGGCTTGCGGCTTCTTTGGGGGGTAAAGACAACAGAAAAAGTCAAAACGGCCAATATTATTACATGCCCGTACCGAAACTTTTATATCAATTCGGCCGGTCAAAGGCAAACCCTGTAATGGGTCTTGTTATTGATGTCGCATCGGGCAGTACGTTTTATGGCGAACCCGTTGGCACACCGCCCAAGGGGGCAGCAGGTGAAGTGATGACCGAAATGGGTGTACCAAAATGGGTGCAAGGTGTAAGTAAAGAGACGTGGAATCGGATGATTCCTTTGGTCATACAGGATACTAACGATGCCTATAGGGAAGAAGGCATTCCAATGGCTGTTACAGCAGCGATATTAAGTTTTTATGGTGCGGGAGTGCAATCGTATCCTCCCTATGAACGTAAGGGTAGAACGTCAAGAAGGCGTAGGAGCAGACCGACATATAGATAGAGAGAACAGCATGGCGAAAACAAATGGTACGGCGAAATGGGCGATGGTAGTGATTGTACTCGCAGGGATATGTGTTACGGCCGGCGGGATAATTGCAACTGTATATGGACATGACGATAGACTTGATAAGATCGAGCCGGAAGTCGAGGCTCAGGGCAAAGCTATTATCAGGATAGAGTCTGACTTGAAATATATCAGGATTGGAGTGGACGAACTCCGTGGGAAAAACCCTTAAAGAACAAATTGGCGATATACTTGAAGAGTATCATAAACTCAGGGGTTTGCGATACGACCCGAATTTTCTCTTGACTTATGCAGATGTTGATATTATGATATATGAGTTAAGAAAAACTTTAGAAGAAAGGAAAGACTATGGCGAAGTACAGGAAGAAACCGGTAGTAATTGATGCGGTGCAATACATAGAGCATGGCAAGTTGGTCAAGGGTATGTGTAATTCTCAGTCTTGTTATGCTAACGGAAACAACCAACCCCACGTCCATACCATACACAATAACCAGATGGTTCTTTTAGAAGCGGGTGACTGGGTGATCCCAGAGCCGGATGGGAAACACTTTTACCCCTGCAAGCCCGACATTTTCGAGCAGACATACGAAAAGATTGAGGACTAATTGAAAGGAAGACTATGAAAGTGCTTGAATTTATAAACGGTAAACGGACATACCTCATAGCCGCCGTAGTGGTCATTCTGGGCTTTTTACAAGGCATGGACATATTTACCGTGCCGGAGCATGTTTGGGCCATAGCGGGCGGCCTGGGGCTTACTACCTTGCGTTCTGGGGTCAATAAGGTTGCGGGCACGGTGAAGCCAAATGAAAAAGCTACTCCTGATAATTAGGTTCTTAATGGCGTTGTTTGCGCCTAAGAAGGAGGACGAAAATGAACTCGAAAAGCTCGAAAAGCAGGTTGAGAAGAAACGTCAGGCTATGGCAGACGCTTTGGCTGCTGGCTTTGATAGCCATTGGCATATTCTTCGTAAACAATGGTTGCGTTTGTGCAAAAAGAGAAATCGTTTATTTAAACGACTCCCAAAGGATTAAAGTCTTAGAGCCAAACGAACCTGCGCCATTTAAGGGCGTGTTGATTACTCTTGGCAGGCATGAATATCTTTTGGATTGCGAAGGTAAAATACAATGAAAGAACCCTTACCAAACCGCATACTCGGTGGCTTATTCGTTGCTCTAATGAGGGTCGGAGCCTTTATTGTTCGTCTCGTCAAGCCCCCGTCGTGGAAGTAGGCCGGTTTAGAGCTTGCTCGACCACGTCGATTATATCGCGTAGCATTGTCGAGTCTTTCATTTTAACAATATCTTCCAATGCTTTCTGATACCAATTTAGATCGTTAGACACGTTAGCTATTCTCTCTTGTAGATGCTTTACGATAACTATGTAACCGCTCAGTCGGCTCTCAGGGCTTAAATCCCCTGCGTACATTTCTTGTATCCGTTTTTTCGTCGCAGCATTCTTGGCTTCAAGTTTTTCGATGTCAACCAATAATTGATTGACGCATGATTTGCATCCGCAATCTAAAAAGTGTTGTGTTCTACTCATTTCGTTCTCCTTAATATTTGAAGCTTAGGCATGGGAAGAAACGTTAGCCTTTCGTCTCGTCCGACCCCCGTCTTGGAAGTAGTCTATCTTCAATTCTGGCGCAGATACACCGTACCCAAGGCAGTGCGAGGAAAACATCACTACTCTTTCGACTGATAGGGCCTGTAACGCCATAAAGGGCATGTGGTTATATCACACCGCTTAACCTCGGCAGCTTGCCAACACATACAATCGAGGCATTTACTATTGACCGCAGCCCTCATAGACTCTTTCCTGATAGCCTTATCCCATTGTCGGCGGTATGAGCCATCGTGAATATTTGGTATGTTCTCACGCCAACGTCTTAGTTCTTCTGTTTTGTCCATAATATTCCTTTCGTCTCATCAAGCCCCCGTCGTGGAAGTAGGCTCCTTCCGTTTCGTAGCCAGTAAGCACCGGCTATCGTATTCATCGACTATAGCTAACATCTTTTCGTAAAGCCCCTTTGCAATCATGTCGCCGCAAGAATAGATTAAACGCCGGAGTTTGGTTATTTCTTCACCCCGCGTGACCATTTCTACCTCTTTGGACTCGACTTCACGCTTAAGCCTCTTGATACGTCTCTTGAGCCTAACTACTATTTCTGTGTCGGGTTTTTCTTCCTGCTCGAAAAAACATAGACCTTCTTCGGGATAATCTCGGCATACTTCGGGCTTAGCTTCTTTGCCGAAACAAGTTTCTATATAACATTCCGCCATCCCATCCTCAATTACGAGCATCTCGCACGGCATACCATCGTCGCCCTTGAGAACCGCATCGTTGATCCATTTTTGTAGTTCTGGATAACCACTGCCATCGGCATGAGTCCAAAACGTTGAACCTACTTTAATACAGCATTGGCCACATCTTTTACACACCATTAGTTTCTCCTTATTCAAACAACGCTCCCTGCCCGTTGGCTAATTCTGCCTCCGGCACACCTGCTCTCCGATAGTCTTGCCCGGCGACAGTGTTCGTATCATCTTCAAGACGTGATATAGGGGTACCTTATTAAGGCCGGGCTTCTCGAACCTTTTTTGGTGAGACCACGGCCATGAACACCGTTTTGCGAGTTGGCGAAAGGTCAACCCGACAATTTCACGCACTTCGGCAATCTCTTCCCCCCTGACCGAACACAAGGGACACGTCGTATCTACAGTAGACTCTATGACTTTATATGTGATGGTTAGAATCCTGACTACTTTACCGTTGGACACGTGTAGAACTTTATTATGCTTGTTCTTCATCACTACGTACATGCAACCTCCTTAAAATTGGTATATGCAAAATCGCCAAAGTATTTAATAGCTAATACGTCATAAGCTTTAGCTGCTTCTATCTCAGATGCGAAATAACCAAGATTGACATTATGGCCGTTAACATAAATCATTGCTCGCCAACCGCCCCCACCTTTATGCCAACTAACACCTTTGTATATCGAAGAGGTATCTTTGTTTGGATTGCTATTGCGTCGGTTTTGAGAAACGGTACAAGTTCGCAGGTTTTCTCTCTGGTTGTCGAGGCCATTATGATTGATATGGTCACATTGACGAGGGTCACCGTTTTCTAATCCCAAGATGGCTCGGTGCATATAAATAGTCGTATGAATACCATTATGGTAAACATGTCTCATAGCATACCAAGTATTGCAGTCTTTCTTTGCACGCCATTTCCATTTATTCAGCCATTCGAAATCGACATCGTCAACCAGTGCGTACTTGCCTTGCGTTAGGGGTATTTGTTTCATTTGACTATCTCCAATAAAACAGCCAGCCGAAGTTGGAACGCAGATTGAGCTTTCGCCCGAATTGCCTTCGGCTGGCCGTAATTGAATGTTTTGTTCTGCGTTCCATATCATTACTATAAATCATTATTGGAGAATTATCAACCTTTTTTTAATTATTATTTCAGGACAAAATCAATGTTCGGCATGCGGTTCCTCTATTTTTCGTTGAACCAAAAGGCCGTGGCTTTGCTCCATAACCAAGTTAATCCACAAACGGCAAGGATAACGGCGATGGCGAGTGCCCATGCCCAGAATACACCCCACACACCTTCAATAAGTTGGGGGTGCATCATTACCGCCTCGCCGTCAACAACCTTTTCAGTATCAGGCAGGAAGCCGAAGCCCAGATTCACCGCTTTGACTAACCACGGCGTAATGAATGCCGCGACGATCCAATGGCCATACGCCAACCACGCTGTTCCGGCCATACGATATAGGTGTAATGTTCTTTTCCACATTGTTTGTTCCTTAAATATAGGTTTAATTGATTTTTTGGGTCTCCCTCTATCATAATCATGGCATTCTCTTAATGACCAACATACTCCCTTAGTTTGACCTGCCCCACAGGTCGAGCAGTCCTTCTTTGTTTCCACAGACTTCTCCGACTCTTTGGGTTTCTCAATAATATCACTCAAATAAATCCAATATTTCTGTCCTTCTTCAAAGAGAACTCTGTACGGCATATCTGCACAAAGTATCTCACGAGAATCTACTTGAACGACCTCGCCTACGCCGTATTTCTTTGAGTGTATCTCGTCGCCTATTTTGTATTTCATAGTCTTACTCCTAAAATTGGTGGCCGTTGAGCATTTCTTGATAGGTGTTATATCCAAACGGTTTTAATAGTTCTTTGATTTTAGCACGGTATTCTTGGGTTATGGCGGGAAAGTCCATATCTATGTCTTTAATGGGTTTTCTGCCTTCACGTTCCCATTCAGCAACCTTTTTTTCAGTGTATTCGGCTACCATAACTGTACGGAATTTCTTAGCCTTGCCGTGGAATAATTGGTTGCAGCGATAACATTGGGCACGAACCAATTCTTCCTGAAATAGCACACCATTACTTCTTCCCGGCGTCATGTGGCCAGCTTCTAAAGTCCTGATATGAAACCGCCTGCCACAAGTGATGCAATCGCCCGTAAAAGGAAACCCTGACGTTGCAATGCAATCCCTTACCCGTACCCATTGAGCGAAAGCGTCCCAAGCTGTCTTTTTAGGGCCGGTCGCCTTAGCCATCGTCTTTCTCCTTAAACCCCAAGCCCCTAATTAGGCTTGACCAAAACCCTTTTTCTTTTTTGGGCGGTTTCTTGATTCGGGATATTGCTGTTTCTTTGTCACACATATCTTCGGTATTATTTCCGGGAAATAGTGGATATAAAATTATCCGCCCTCTGTTATATTCGCTTTTCATGTATTCGGGCAATTCTTTGTAAGTGCAGCCAAAAAGCCAACAGCTTAATGGCCGAAAATACCTACTCCTACCACCAGTTTGCTCGGCATTGTTCCACATATCAGCATAAAAAGTATATAAATCCTCACATGTTATCGTTATCATCGGATTTTCCTTTCTCGGCCTCGTTTAATTCCTTTTGTAATTCCACCAATTCTACTACAGCCTCGTCGTATTTCTTTTGGAGGTCATGGACATCAGCCTTGAGGTAGTTGTTTGCCTTCATCGCCGCATGAAGAGACTGGTTGCGATTATTCATAATTTCCTTTACTCTTTTGTTCTCAGCCTTGAGTGTGTTCTCGATTATTTCATCAAGCTCTACAATCTTGCTCAAGCGTGCATTTTCAAGTATAAGTGCGTTGTTCTCAGCCTTGAGCCTCATGGCTTGAGAATATGCAGGCACAACTCGACACCCGCAAGTATGAAAATTCATATCTACACCTTCACCGCCAACCCAGCATTTGCATTTTGGGCAATATTGCTTATCTATTTTAGTTTTTCCTTAAAAGCTCCATCTGCTCGTTACGCCGGTCGTTCACGTTCACGCTCGACCCCACACCCTTCATTTTAATTGCGGGCATGGAAGGCGTCCACTTTTCTTCTTCAATATCATCCCACCCCTTTTGATTTAGCCATGTTACACAATCCCGAACTGTGCCACCCTCGGCGGACTTTATCTTCTTAACGATTCTCATACACTTGGCACGAACATCGTCGGAGAGCTTGCACCAGGATAGAAACGCCGGGTGTTTTTTCCGTTTGATCCACGAACCGCCCTGAAAGTTCTTGTTCCATCGTGACGGGTATGCTCGCCAGAACTCTTCAAACGCTATTGAATAGTCTTTAGCCATTGTCTTTGTCCTTCGGTTTGCCGTTAAGTTGATTAAGAAAGTGTGCTATATCCTGTAAACACGATTCATTGAAAACACAATCTTCCATAAACTCAATTACATATTGATTCCAAGGCTTGTGAAAATCCCAATATCCCAAAGTATACTTGGTTTTTTTGTTCTTACAAAAACCACCTTTTTTGTGGTTTTTTCTGTCGATAAACTCAAATTCAATGTACTTATATTTAGTCTTCATTGTCTTAGTCCTTAATTATTTCAAAACTTTCATCCCAATTTTGTTCGGGCATTGCCCTGACTTGTGTGGAGCCGGGATATTTCACGATACAGACACGACGCAAATGACGCTTGTTTTGTACGGGATAGTCCAATATTTCAAACATCTTAACAGCTTCTTTTCTGGCCATAGCGGGAACTATTGTAATACTCAATTGTCCATTCCGCTGGTAAGCTATGCCCCATCCTACATATTTCTTAGCCATTGTTTTTGTCCTTTGCGTTATTTTACTTCCTCCCACGATAATTGATACTTCACAACCTTGAATTTGCACCATGTCCAGGTCTTATTGCTTTCTAATTCCTTTGCCCTGACTGCTTTCCTTGCTTCTGTCCGTGTTCTGAAAAAATAAGGCCGTCCGGCAAGTTGGTTTTCTAATTCCTGCGGGACTTCTTTTATTCCGTAAACACCTATTGGCCCCGTCCAAGAACCCCATTTAGAATTAGAATTTATTCGTATGGTAGAACATATTCCCCACACTATTTTTTTGCCGGGCCTCATGGTTTCTCCTTCCTGAAACGAGCAAAGACTTTGCTGCCTTGGTCTCTTGCATTGGATACGTCAGAATAAAGCACTTTACATTCCTTCCCGGTCAAGTCATCGGTGAACCAGAATTTATTGAAGTTCGGCAGGCTCGGCAGGCAGTGAAGATGGGTGAATTCATAGGGTAGAAAATCGTAGTCTTCTTTCCATACTCCGAGCCAACAAGCTTGCTTAGCAACACCTTGATAATATTTTACTATTTCCAAGTCCTCGAACTCCGGCTCCGGCTGGTAGTCGGGCTTGATTCGGTAGGTTCCATTTTTTCCTGATCCGAGACCTTTCCACGGTTTCCCAAGACATTCCCATTCCCCGTTATATATGAGGTTTTCTACCATGCCGGTTTCATTTGCCTTACGCAAACAATCTTTTTCTTCAATGGTTAAGAATATCCAAGGACGTTTATTGGCCTTGAGTTTTTCAATAAGTGTCATAATTTCTCCTATTTCCAATTCAGAAAGGAATTCCTGGGTCGTCATCGTCTACCTTCGGTTTCGATTGTTCTTGCGGCTTGGCCTTCGCCTTTTCCTCGGCCCCGGCCACAAACTCGAAGTTCTGGACTTTCAAGCGGATCCTCGACCGTTTCAGGCCGTCATCTTGCTCCCATTGGTCAAGTTCCAGACTACCTTCTACGAGGATTGGGTCGCCTTTTTTGAAGTATTTATTGACGGTTTCCGCCCGCTTACCGTACATGAAACAGTCGAGGTATAATACCTTCTCCTGCTGTTGTCCGTCTTTAACCCATTTTTGGTTATTGGCTATGCCGAACTCGACTACTGCCGTCTGGCTGGGTGTGTAGCTCAGTTTCGGGTCGCGGGTCAGGCGGCCTGCTTGTATGACCTTGTTATAGTCCATTGTTCCCTCCTTCCGCCTCATACTCCTCTAACAGCCATTTTACTTTCGTGATAAGATCAGGTATGTCGGTGGCGATAACTTGACTACTGTCATCTCCCTTAAACTCTTCGATTACCCATCCATTCTTTGCTTCTGTGGTTGAGATCCAGTACATTATTTTCTCCTTAACGAAACGTCCGGGGCTGCAACGCCCCAACCCTTGTGTATTGATTGTGAAAGTATTTCCTCGATGAACAATGTCATGTTCTTTACGCCTACGCCTTTTGTAGTGAGCCTGGTCAATGGGACTATCTTGGAACACCCACCGAGTACAAGCTCTACAAAAACAGTTTCCTTCTTAAGATACGCCTGCCCACCGCACTCGGCCTTGAGCTTCCTATCCCAAGAGTCCTTTGTTTCGCCATTCTCGTCCCTCTTGACTAAGCCCGGTAAGCAAATTCCCGAATACCACTTCCGCTGCTGTGCTGTGATGTATTCTGCTTTTGTCATTACCTGAATCCCAAACTTTCCGTGCTTGGCGCACTCGGCGTATATCCCCGGCCAGTCGGCGTTTGGCACTTTGCTTTTTGTCTCGCCCTCAAAGAACTTACTCATCGGCTTTCTCCGCTAATCCGTGCGTGTTGTTATAGCTGCTTATCTCCTTATCAGCAACAATTTGTAACTCTCTCCAAGCATCGCAGTAATGAGCGTACAATTCACACTTTGTGTACTTGGGGCACCTACTACACAGCTGCTTAAAATGCTTCTGTAGGCATTTAGTTACGGCGATTCTGGTATTTACATATTCTTTGACGGGATTACTCATCTTTGCCCTCAAAGCGTGTCAGGCAGTTGGTTAGATTGACACTATTGGCCAGCCATTTGACGCCGGTGAGGTTCCACTCGAATATCTTCTTGTCTTTGGGATCGAGTTTTTTGTAGACTTCCCGCACTTCGTTTATGAAGTATTCCTTCTTAAATGTCTTGCCTTCCGGTACGTCAGGGGCGTTGACAAGTTGGTACTCGACGTAAGCAACGCCTATCAATTCGTCAATCTTGGCCTTGAGTTCTTTCGCCTTGGCCTCTTTTGCTTTGGCGGTGATTGTCTGTACCGACGTGCTGGTAGCTGGTCCGGTTTTCTTTGCAGGGGGTGTAAACGTCGCGGGCTTCCGTTCGCCCTCACCGCGATTGTCCATAGTGTCAGCATCTTTTGTGTCGTCGATGCAGAACAGTCCATTCAATGCGTACTTCCGGGCGTAACTGGACGCACAGCCTGTTATCTGGCTCGCATCCATACCCTTCTTTACCTCTGGCTCTCGGGCATAGGCTGTCGTCTTCATATCTGCCTCATTAACGGCTTCGCTAATCGCAAACGTTACTGTAGCCCTAACGTAATGCCATTCGCCAACAAAGCAAAGCTCGTCCGAAATGATAAGCACTGTGCCAGTCTTGAGTAGTAGAGGCTTTACGGCTTCCAGAATGTCCTCGCAAGAGCGGTATTTGTACTTTCCAAACGCATTGAACTGACCCTTGTGCGCCTTTAACATCTGCTGTATATAGGCAAGCTTTTGCCGTAACGTCAATTCTGATTTTGTTTCTTTAGCCATAGTTTAACTCCTTATCCGAATATTGGGGTTTCTTTTTGGTATATCTTAACGCCGGGAATGACCCTGACACCTGATCTGACAGCCGATGTTATTGATGGGAGATGTACCCATAGGTACTCACGCGGCACCTTGTCTTCATCTTCAACGTCGTAAGTCCACGTGAGCCGGGTCTTTGTCTTGTCCGTCTGAGCAAGGGGAACCGGCATTGCTACAGGCGTGATTTCTTCCTTGACCTGATGGCCTTTGGCGGCGTGGGCTTCCTGAATCTTGCGGCGACGTTCTTCTTCCTTGCGAGCCTTCTCTCTTTCGGTGTTGATTCTGTCCTGCTCTTGGTATCGCCATCTCATCAGGCGGTAGCTCAGCCCTTGCTTGGCCTCGTTTATCGGGGCCACAACCGCCTTGAAGGATGCGTTGATTTCCTTCAGAGACTGATTGAGCGGCCCGGTGAACGTCTTGCGTTTGGCCTCGATTGACTTTAGCCCCGCAGTAAGGTCTGATAGTATGCCGTTAGCTGCGTCAGCCTGTTCTTGGTTTTCAACCGTAAACGTGTTGGCTATCCCGACAAGGGCGTCGCCGGTTTTTTGGATTGATTGTATGTCTGTTTCGTTCATAGTTTTGCTCCTGTAATAAAGTCGTTTCTTTCGTTTAGTTCCCGCACGAACAGGTCGCACGCGGGCTTGAGAGTGTTGTTGATGTAGTCGTCATCTCTTGGAATCCTGATACACCAGAACGGATTGAACTTACCCCACGGATCGTAGCTGATGAAATCGCACCATTGTCGCTCGGCTATCCATAGATTCCCTTGAACCTGCGGCTTGTGAACCGTTGGCATTTTGTTTGCTTTGACGATACGATAATGGCTCGGCCCTTCGGAACATTTGATTTCAATAATGCCTTCCGTGCCAACCAATCCGTCGGGGCTGCAACCAAGACCGCCCATCTTGACGAATCCGACCCGGTCAACTAATTGGATACCTTTCCAATCATCGTAATATTTCCGTGCGTTCGCCTCGTGTTCGTTGCCGTTCTCCATCGCTTGATTATGGTAGCCTTCGACGTACCGGCCCTGCTGCATTTCGGCGAGCTTGCGCATCATGTACGTATCACGGCCCGACTTCTTGGACAGGACTTTGGCGAAGTTGCTGGCGGTCACAATGCCCAGGCGTATCATCTTCCATTCTTCCGTGCCTTGTTCGAGTTCGTAGAAATATTCACGCTTCATCGTCATTTTCCTTTTTTAATGGTATAATTTTGCAAACAGTTTTTAAGTGGCGATTGCCGTCCCGCGTGATATACCATGTCCGTCCGTGACTCCGTGCGGATCGTTCTGTCCACAACAACTCCCCACACTTTTTGCACTTCCATTTCGGGTACACAGAATACTCCCCAACCCTCTGTAGGCTTGCGAGATTAGCCATTTTCATTCTCCTTGCACTCGTGATTCTCAATACAATGCTTGCACATATCGCGTTCGCAGACCTGGCATCGCCGGAAGTCTATAACGCTTGTGGCCTGCCCGCATATCTTACAGTCTTCGCATGTACCCCACCTATCCATTGTCATTCTCCTTAAGGGCTTGTCTACCTTTTGCAGTTATCGTAAAATACTCATCGGGAGCCCATGTCCCTTTTTTGCCCACTGATATCATCAATCCCTGAGATACAAGAGCTTGCATATCGGCAGAATCGCCACAGTAATAGTTACTTGCCGCTCTGTATAATGTGTGGTTAAGTATCTCTCGTTGATTTTTTG